ATTAGCCTTCTTTTATCTAGATAAAAGAATAAAAAATGATAATATTTGCCCCAAAAATGCCCCACAACCATAAAAAAAGCCCTATCACACAGGCCGTAAAGCTTGATATGATAGGCTTTTTATTATTTAGGTTATTTTACAGTGCGGGAAGTGTAACTTCATTTTTGATACATGTATAATAGTAGAAAACATTGAAAAATAAGCATTTATAAAACTGAAACCATTCTTCTTTTTAAAGGTAAATATACAAAAGTTTTAAACTTATGCCCCTTTTGTGCCCCTTGGGAGCTTAAAAATATCATTTTATTACTCTTTTGCTTTTTATTAATATACGATTATAAATGTATATTATATAGAGTTGTTATAACCACAATTTAGTGATAAGTCTGTTTTAACGACAACAAAAAAAGGACTAGCTCACGCTAGTCCTGCAAAGAAGTCCTGCTGTGTTTAGTTTAACGTGTACTCGCCAGCCCACACATTGCCTATCTAGTAAGACCTTTACACTCTTACAGCAACTATTATACCATAAACGTGCATGACTGCTAACTCGTAGAACTCTACTAGTTCATTAGGGAGAACATAGCCAGATACTAGCCCATTCTTTCTAATAATTTGTACAGTATCACCCTTTATATAGCCTCTATCAATCGCTTTTTTTAGTTCATTATAATATAGTGTGAGTTTTTCTCCTACTTTATTATTCGAAAAAAATGCAGTCTTTTGACTGCATTTTAATAATTCTTACAAAGCTTTTTATAAATTATTTTCCTTAGCGTATTGTGTAAACTTTATAGCATTGTTATATGACATACGCCCGACATCTGTAACGCCATTTGCGTAATTTGATAACGTCTGTTCAGATATTCCTGTTGCTTTGGAAATCTGATAACGTGAGTTTGTAGTTAGTAAGCTTAAAATTTCTTGTTTCGATAATACTTCAATCATGTTTGTTTCTTTTAATCATCTTTTTAAGATTCTATTTCTATTATATAGCACTATAGAATGTTACTATATTTTGAATACATTTCCCCTTCTATCTCCCTCTAAAGTCATTTAATTAAATAAGTAAATGAAATATAAAGGGTAATAAAGTGGAAAACAAATTTTACGAGTTCAGCAGGCAAGAAAAAAGCACCTTAACGGGTGCTTTTTAATATCATTTATAAACTTCCACAATTATTCCCAAAAAGAAAATTATAAGTGCTATTACTGAAGAGTACAAATATACAGGGTATTTTTCAGCGAGACCGTGGTTACAATCGTCTTTACCAACACATCCACAAGCCCTCATATCACGATCCGTTAAAAGCGCTGTAGCATTAAATGCCATAAAAACAACACTAAACAGAACAAAAGAAGTTGCTCCTATATAAATAAAAATCCTACTCAAACTTAAATCATCTAATGATGAGGCGAGACTACCTAGTTGAGATACACCCCCAAATACAGCAAAAATTATAGAGGCAAAAATTCCTAAAACAGAAATTATTTCAACATTGAAATTATTATAATTTCTTTTGAGCTCACGAGCGGTATTCTTTAATTTTTTATACTCTTCTATCGACTTTTGAGAAGTATTATATAACTCTTGAACCTCTGATTCGGTTTTTTGGTATAAACTTTGATACTGTGCATAAGCTAATTTCGTATGTTCTAAAACTTTATAAAAAGCATATATAGCATTTTCATAATTTGTTTTATCACTTGATATAATGTTTTCGCCATTAAAAGTACCATTTTTCACAAAACAATCAACAATTGTTTTCAGCGAATCACTTGTAGCTTGAATCAAAAAATCAAAACTCTCGGACAAGTCTCCAGCCGTTTCATTGAAATCATTAACTTTGCTAGTGATAGTATCGTAGGGAACTCGAGAAATATTTCTGTCATATAAGAACTCAATTAAAACAACAACTTTTTGCATTACTAAGTCTTTATTCATGACAAATTCTACATCATTAGATTTAAGCAGAAAAGAATAGTATTTATTTAAAAAAGTTGAGAAGTTATCATCGTCCAAACTTCTTTGAATATTATTAAGCTTAGAAGTCACTATAGATCACCTAACTCATACTCAGCACTGGTTCTGTAACCTAAAGTAGGCTTATTATTTTTCCAAAACTCTACTTCATGGCTTCTTCTAACTAAATCAAAAACATTTTCTCCTAAATAATCCATTATAGTTTGATTTAATTTTTCTAAAGAGGAGTCTTTTTCAAATAATCCAATAATCGGTGAAGAACCAAAATTCTTAAATCTATTATATTGTCCGCGTACTACAGGACCGTATGCCCAAACTTGAAAAGGTTCATCATATATTTCTTTTAATTTCTCTGGAGTTAAAATTTCATTTTCTTTTGCTTTTTTCAAAACAAAATACATTACTTTTTGCAGTTGTAGGTTTGTTATGCTCATATTCTTTTCTTGCGCAACTGCGATTACATGATTGGCAAATTTTTCCATAGACATAACAAACACCTCCTTAATATTGGGTTTATACAAAAATAACACAAGTACCACATCTGTCACCTGTGTAAACCATGTAAATCATGAAGATTTACATATATTATTATACTTATCTTACATTATTATTCTATATCTTTCAATATCAAAATGCTGTTTTTATATATTTTTTTATCTCCTTAACGCAAAAAAACGCTCCCAGCAAAAGCTGAGAGCGTAAAAGTGTTTGCTATTTAATTATATCAAATTTACTTGTAATAATTGACTAAATCGTCCTTGTCACGGCAAGAAAGCCATACTGTACCGAACTGACCGAATTCAAACTTACGCCAGTACCAGCCACCATAGTAACCACCCTGACCAGTGTCCGTGATATGAGCTTCATCGATTTCAAAGCTAAAGTACATGCCTGGTTTGAAATATTTATCGGCTCCGTCACGTACGTTATTCCCATTTTCGTCAACCCAGTTAACTAGGCCAACGGGGATTCCGTTATCCGTCCAATCAAAACCAACAGGTGCTAGGTAGTCACATTTAATTTGGTAGATACCGTTAACGAACGCCACATCATTGGCAAGATAGTATGCTTTTGAGTCTGGTTTGCGTGTAGGTGTTTGAGCTACAGTTGTATTAGGTTGTTGGTTTCCGCCTGCGCCATTGTAACGCCAAACCTCAATATAAGCTGGACGTTCAACAGCATAGTATTGATCCCAATTATGAGAACTTACCGCTTGCCCGGCAGCACCGCCAGTCCAGTAGTCAACTGAGATGAACGTGTTAGCGTCTTCCATAACCCCGACGTGGCCACCAGCTCCGCCAGATTGTGACATATCTGCACCCCATGACATCAAAACAATATCACCACGTTGGGCAGTCCAATCTGTATTTTTTGATACACGGATAAATCCGTTATTTGCTAATTGTGAGCCAAGAGTGACGGTTGATGGTAACCCGTTGATAGGAATACCTGCTTCCTTAAGCGCTTGTGACACTGAGCCGGAACAATCCGCTGTACCGTCTGAACCGTTGCGGCTTCCATACATGCTATAAGTAAGCTTACCACGACGGCTTTCAAACCAGTTAATTAAAACGTCTGTATTCATTTATTTTCTCCTTTCCAGTTATCATTCATTTCTTTCACTGCTGCTTCAATAAACATTTCAATCTGACTGTCAGACAAATAGATATTGTACTGTTCTAGTCCTTTCTTAACTTTCGTTTTAGCAGCATTTAATTTCTGTTCGCCTTTAGCGTCCTCATTTGCAATCTGTTCAACTGCGTTAACAGCATTTTTTGTCACGATTTCAACGATACGCAAAGCCTTTTCACCGCCTTCTTTAAAAAGGTAATCTTTTACGGTTTTAACGATAAATCCAACTAAACCTGTCAAAATAAGCATAGCTGCTTGTATAATCACATCATTCATGTTCTTCTCCTCTTCTGCATTTTGTTGCGCATGGTTTAAAACATCTGCGTCTTTCTGGCCATATCTTCTAGACCATCAACTTTATCTTGCAAAACTGATATATCTTTGCGTGTCTCAAACGACAAGTTATTGACCGCTTCGGTTAGTCTCGCCATTTGTTGTTGATTTTCTGTAGCAATCCGATTGTTGGAAGCTAACAGCTCCTTATTGGTTTCTTGAAAGCCGGTTACTAGTTTCTTGATAATCCAAATCATAGCTGAAACTAACAATAAGATGACAAGGATAATTGCTGTCGCTAAAATCCCGCCAACTTTATCAATTGTCCAAGTTGCCTTCATGGCTTCATGGATAACATCTTGTCCCACCATAAGCTCCTCTGCTTCCTAAGCTTCACTAGCATTTGTTTCTGTTGGCCCGCTCCAGATAGGGTCGCCAGTCTCGTCAAATTGCATAATATAACATTTTGCATCAAGTAAATCTGAAACAGGAATGTTAGTGATTGAACCGCCATATTGTGAAATACCATAGATTTTTTCAAACTCTTTAAGCTGACGTTTGCCATCAACCACAACTGGTTTTTGTTCTTTTGAAATATACATGTAGAAATCATATCCGTTTGAGCGATAACGAATATATTCGCCGTTTTCTCGCATGTATTTGACTGCTGTTGGCAAATCAAAAGGTTGTGTAATTTGAGTAGTATCAAGTAATTCTGTCATTTTGTTTTTCTCCTTTTTATAAAAAATAATTAATAACTAAACAATAATGTTCCGCGGTAGGTGACGTTCGCGTCCGCATTTAGCAAATGAAGACCGCCGTCAGCGTTCAACTGAAAGTTCTTGTCATTCGGTATGATTGACCACGCTTTAGCAGTAAGCATGAGCTCTTTCTTAACGAATTCTTGCGGAATGTCGCCGATTTTATGAGTGCCACCTTGACTATAGGTGACGTCATAGTTGACAACTACCAGACGTCCCTGGATCATGTATTCGCAGCCTCGCTGGCTAAGTGGAATCCAATCGGTATAATTTGACGCTTGAAAGTTCAAATAACCAGACGATATCATAGTTAAACGTCGTTTAAGCTCGCTGTCAATCTCAAAACGGATTGCGCCGTAGTCTGGGTCAGACAGTCCATAGTGTAGGACGTTCTCGAGATTATCGTTGTAATCAACAACTAGAAAACGAAGCTCACCAGATTGTAGAACTGCCAAGGGCATATCTGTTGGCGTTGTTTCGCCGCCGTTCTTCCGCTGAATCGCACCAGACGAAGCCAATCCATGATTGTCCATATATAGACCTTGCTTATGCGCTGGACGGTTGAATGTGCCCCAACTGTCAATTGAGCTACTTGCAGCCTTGTTTTCTTGTAGCAAGAGCGAACCACCTTCAATTTTACCGAGATTTGAGTTGACGGCAGACAGATTGCTGACATTTAATTTCTCTGCTGTAATCGCACCATTGACAATCATGTCACCACTAACTTTCATTTTCTTAGCGATAATTTGAACGTCTGATTCATTTTGGGCAATCATCGTCGCGAAAGTATTTCCGTTGACGGTTTTACCGACTTTTGTCACGAATCCGTTATTATCAAGATTTAAGGTAGCTGTTTTAACCGTCGTGCTGTCTAGCGTATTAATACCTGCTTGAGCTGCATCCGCTTTTGAAACAGCTGTGTTAGCCGTTGATTGCGCTGTGTTAGCTTTGGTCTCTACGTTTGATACGCTCGCAGTGATTGCGTCGGTTGTTTGTTTGATTTCGGACTGCGCACTGGCTAGCTTGCTGTCGTAGTCTTCTGGCGCAGGTGACCAGTCTGTTGGTATGTTGCCACGCTCTAACTTATAGCCACCAAAGAAAAGATAAGCGTCGCTGTTATACCGCTCTAAACGTGGCATTATCCAGCCATCTTTAGTGATTTTGATTTTAATAGCAATTCTTTGGTATTCGTCTGTTAAGTCAAAAGTTACAGCGTCTTGACTATTGGCAGAGTTAAAGCTTACAACACCGCTTGCTTGAGGTTGTTTTGAACCGTGGACTAAATAAAATGTAATTCTGTCTGTTTTAGCGCTACTTTTAACGTATGCACTAAACACGTACTCTTCACCAGTTTTTACCTCAAAATATTGTGAGACTCCGCCCCATAAAGTTTGCTTTTTGAAAATTTTGACGCCCTGATAATCTTCAGCATATATACCACTGTATTTATTAACCCAGTCTGTACCGCTAAAATCTCGGCTACCTTTAAATAAGTTAGCTCCGCCAACGTTTTTTGGAATCTTCCCTTCAACGCTCGTAATCTTACTGCTCAACTCATTAGCTTTAGCTATGATATTGTTTTCTGAAGTTGTCACACGACCGCTTAACGTATTGAAATCAGTCTGCGAGACTTTGGCACTTAAACCAGTTGATAATGAATTAATCGAGTTAGTGTGTGATGTAATCGTACTGCCTTGTGTGTCGACTTTCGTGCTAAGCTGTGTCAACCCTTCTGCGGTTTGGGTCAGCGTTGTGTTTAACGTGCTGATTTGGCTAATTGCGTCTTCAACTGCTGGCGTATAGCTTAAAGGAATCTTTCCTTCATTTAACATCATGTCATAGATATAAATTTCATCCCCAGCCGTTAGATACCAAAAATACGGTTTAAAATAGCTATTTGATGTAGCCTTAAATGTGCACCAAACTTTTGTCCACGTATTCGCTTTTATGACATTCGTACTGTACACAGGCTGTGTATGTTGATGTAAGATATCATTTCCGACGTTATCACCATTAGTGTTAACAGCTTGAATATGACCCAAACTATTTATATTGTAATATTTATCTTTATTAGTCAAAACCCAGAAACTAAATGTATAATTACGGTCTTTGATAAGGTTATAATAATCATTGTTGCTGGTGAAAAAAGCGCCTGCATTACTAGAGCCAGAAACTACCAATTTATATACTTGATGTCCGTCCTTCTCAACAACACTAACAGTTGTATCTGTTTTGCCGAAAAGTTTTAGATTTTCAGCATTTACCGCAGTTTTTCGCAATAAGTTAGATGACCCTATTTCAGTTGGTATCTTCCCCTCAACCGAAGACACCGCGCTTGTAATCTGTCCGGGAACAGCTTCAATCTTCGTTTGCAGACTACTGATATTACCGTTCGCTGTTTGAAGATTGCTTTGCAAGTTTGCGACTGCCTTATCATTGCTAGCTTGATAATTAGCAAGATTAGTCTTAGTCGTGTTCGCAGTCGTGGTAGTGGCTGTTAAATCGTTACGAATGCCAGTCACATCACTTGTATATGTTGACTTAGCCACATAATCCTTAGCAATCGCTGTACGTTCAGCAGTCAATTGTCGTGCTGTTTCAGTCTTGGCTAATTCAAAATACTGGTTAGCTCGTGTGGTTTCCCCATCTTTGTATGTTTCAAGCGATTCAATACGTGTGCTGAAACCTTTCGCTGTTTGGTCTGCGACAGTCTTGTTCTGCTGCACTGTTCCGTCTAGATTTTGGACAGTCGTTTGCAAACTGGCGTAGTTTTGGTCTGCGGTCTGTTTGTATTCAGCTACTTTAGATTCGATGTCGGCTTCGTTTGGACTGTAGTCAGTTGCTATGTTTCCACGTTCGAGCTTATTACAAGCATAATACACATACTTTCCGTCTTCACAGTTTGTCGTTTGTTCAAAACCGACCCAGTTAAGTTTGTTTTGACTTGATACCATTTGTTCAGTTACTTTAAACGTAACTGACAATTTCTGCCATTCGTTAGTTAAAGTAATATCACCACTCAAGCTTCCACCATTGCTTGTTCCAGAAAATCTAGTAAACAAATGAACTTTTATTGAACTCTGGTCTGTTTTAGCATAGATTGAATATGTGAATTCATCACCAACTTTTACATTTTTTCTATCAATTAATTGCTTACCCCAGTTTGAACGCAAGCTAGACCAAGCAGTGTGTGTCTTGTACACGATTGATCCATTTAGCATTTCATCTGTCTTTGTAACACCACTGAAGTAATAGTAATCATTTGGAGCTTTCCATGGGTCTGCTGAATAAAGCAAAAGATTGGTGCCGCCAATTTTTAAATTATCAAACTTCGCACTCAGCCCATTCAACCCAATTTCAAGCGTTGCCGTTTTTTGACTAGCGCTGTTAGCTGTTGTCTGAACTTGTGATAATGTCGTTTTAGTGCTCGTTAAATCATCTTCGACCGTCTTAGTTCGTGCAGTGACGCTTGTAATGTCTTTGCCATTTTGGGCTATTGTTTTGCTTAATTCGCTCACTGTCGCCTTCGTCCCATTTGCGGTTTCTTCAACAGTTGAAACACGACTGGTTAAATCTGCTTGTGCGCTAGCTTGTGCTTGTAACTGATTAGCTTGGCTAGTCAAGTCTTGCTTAGCTTTAGTTAAATCACTTTGCAAGTTAGTAGCTTTCGTATCAACTTCGCTAACTGCGTTTTGCAAGTCTGTTTTTGCTTTAGACAAATCGTTAGCAACTGCGGCGAGTTGCTCCTTAGCTTCATTGACTGCTGCAAGCGAATCATCTCGCACTTTCTCGATATTGGCTGATAAAGCAGTCAATTCTTGCTTAGCTTTGTCAAGTGCTTCTGTGATGCCTGTCGTGTCAGCATCCAGACCGTCATCCCCTCGAGCGCCAATAACAGCAGGCTCTGTGACTAAACTTGTGTCATTCGTGTATGTAATGACATCATACGACCACATATAGTTTTTGTCTGCTGTAACAGTCGTTGGTTTAGTAGACCAGTTTTGACCGCCTGTTGTGACACCCTCTGACTGGTCGTTAGTCGTGTAATAACGTTTGATTGATTTAATACCAACGCCATCATCAGAATTGGTGAATGTGATGTATTCACGAGCTACCTCGTTCCCGTCTACTCTTGCAACTGCCACAACGTTTAGCGTGCCAGTGACTTGGCTGGCGTTGATTGTAACACTTGATGTTTCGCTGACAACGCTGTTATTGATAAGCCATTTCCAATCTGCATTAACAATCTTGCTATACTTTTCAAGCTTAGCTGTGATTGTGCTTGAGCCTTGACCGTTTTTAAAATTGTAGCCATTATCAGTGCTTAAACGAACAATGTAAGGCGCTGCGTCCTCTGCGAGTGCTTCGACCTGTTTTAGTAAGATGTCAGCAATCTGACTGTATTTACGTTCAAAATTAATAAACGTTGACTTCGTCACTTTACCTGTCAAGATGTCATCTTCAAGTTCAGACACTCGAGCTTGCACGTAAAGCGCTGGTTCAAAGTGAATGCCATCAATCAATGTTTGCGTGTCGCCAACTCCTGCATCTATAGCTCCTTCAACTTCGTAGGTGATTTCTGGTAAAGACTTCTTTTGGATTTCGCTATACATATAACCCCAAAGCGCTTCTTTGGTCTCATACTGTGTTTCACCCAGATCTTCAACAATCCAGTTATCATTCGAGCCTTTGCCGACAGATGGAAAGCGGTCACGAGATTGTGGCGCATAGACTGTCATACCGCTTGAGTAATAGAGTAGCTCTTTATTGTTGTCGTAAATTTTTTTATTAAGACCGTCAATAGTTAGGCCGTCTTTACCAGTTGCTCGAACAGCTGTTCTTAACTCTTTAATATTATCGCTGTAGTTGATGACTTTAAGCTCTTTGCCAACTCTTACAGGCTGGCTGACCTTATTTGTGCCAAGATTACCTTTTTTATAGATATTCAACACTTGACGTTTAAGTGAATAATCGTCATTGAGTTCAACGTTGAAATCAAGTTCTGCACCAAAGCTGTTCGCAACAGAAAAAAGACGTGCAAGAATCGTGTCTGTGCCCGTCCATTCCAATTTGATTCGCTTGTCAGATACTTCGTTAACGCCGATTGTTAAAGCGTGTTCTGGGTCGTAATAAGCCACATATTCAGCAATCGACATAGCATTAGCTGGCTTATGCTCCCCTCGAGTTTCATTGTTCAATTCAAGGCCAAGCGAATAAGCGGTCAATTCGACTTCAAAACCTTTCTTTTCAAAGCTCATGACATTAAGCCAGTAGTCACGATTCTTATAGCGAAAAGCAAGCTTACATCCAGAACGAATACTGTCAATATCTTTTGAATTGTACTTAATCGTTAAAATACTTGCTGAACCTGCTAAGAAGCGGAGCAAATTAGCGCTCTTATATTTGATTCCTGCTTTATTATCAAAAAAAGCCACATTATGGCTGTCTGTTGAATCACGAATTGCAATACGTACATTATTCTTGCTCAAATGTAAACCTCCTGTATTGTTGCTTTGGCACTTGCCACTTCGGCAAAACTAGAAACTAATAACCGCACTTTCGTCTTCCCAGGCGGAACTTTGAAATAAGTCGTACCAAGAATTTCGTCATCTAAACGAATTTGATTATTGACTTTGATTTGTCCGTTCTCGCCGTCAATGTCAATTGTTGACCCGCTTGGATAGCGATTAGGCACGTCTTTCCAATAATCAACATGCAATTCTTGAAAAGTAAAATCATTTAAATAGTGGTGTGTGACCTTTCTGTCTGTCGTATTCCGTCCTGCGTACTGTCCGACAAAGAATTGAATTTTCTTCGCTTTGACATTTGCTAAACGAGAATCATAGAACGGATAATATCCACCGTACCAAAAGAACTGGACGCGGTCTTTCTCTTTGACTAAATCAAACATATTCGAGTTCGTAGCACGTCCCTCTGAACCGTATGGGTTTGGTGGCAACCAATACGATGGCGTGAATGGAATTGTCTCAACCGTACGGCTACCACCTGAACCGTCACCCATTAAGAAGCGAATATTAGCAGTATTACCAACTGTGTCATCTTTCTCAATTGCCATGCCAGCTATGAGATGATTGTTCTCGTCAAGGACTGTTAAACACCAAGCGCCAGTCTGCCCCATCAGTCCAGTTTCAAACCAAGCTCTAGCCCAAATATACCATTGAGAAATTGGATTGGTTAGTGTGTATTCCTTAACCGCTCCATACTGCAGGGCGCCAGATGTTCCGCTCGTTTTAAAAGAGCTTGGCAATAAACCAAGACGACCGCCGAACGAAGTATCAGCGGTCATTTGAGTTGTTACGATTTTTCTTTGATTTTCGTAACAAACAGTGCCGTCAGCCCAATTGGCAAAATCGCCTTTTTGGTTGCTGGTTATCACGACGTTTTTGCGATCGGTATAACCATCGGCTTCATCAACTTTCCCAAACTGCATAGCACCATACTCGCTAACAATGCCAACGAACCCAGATTCTTTCTTGAGCTTAATTTCGTAATTGACATATGCGTCTTCGCTTCCGTCGTTGACGATTTCAGTTTCCCAAATGCCGTCAGAGTTCTTAGCAAATTCAAACTCTCGTGCTGTTTTTGAATGTGCTAAGCCGTCTGCGATAATAAAGTTAATTGTGCCTTTGCCGTCTCGACGAGTTAACCTTTCGTAATCAATATTACCGCTAGGAATAGCCTGAAACGTTATGTTTGGTAGACTACTGAAACGCAACTCTTTAGGCTCGTCAACGTTAAGAATAGCCATCAATTTGTTGTATTCTCGCGTTGTTCCGGCTATATTGTAAAACGGAACCGGAATTTTTTTTACGTTAAAACGCGTGTAATTAAAATCTGAACCGCTTAAAATATCACTTTCGCTAAACTGCGGATCGAAATCAGCACCTTGCCACAAGTGAAAATCGGACGTGACTGTAATGTATTGTGTTAACTCTTGTCCGTTAAAATATACTCTTTCGATTCTTACCACCCCTTCCCATAGATTGCATTTTTAATGGATTCCTGACGCTCTTGTTCAATAGTTACTGACTTAGCAACAGAACGTCCAACGCGTTCAGTATCCATGTAGTTTTCAATAATCACTTGTCTATCTGCTAAACGCTCAATGCTATGTGTATTTTCAATAATCAAATCAATAATTTTACCAATCATACGACGTGTGTCACTATCACCGTTTTGGATGACAGCTACATCGCTGTTGTCTTGCAAATTACCGATTCTTTGTGCGACATCTGCAACACGAGTATTTTCAAATCCAATTCCGTTCGCATATCGAGGAAACAGTTGTTTTGTTTTGTTGGCAGGTAGGACTTTTGAACCTCGAGGCAACGGCAACATAACGTTACGGTCTTTCGGAATGAAACTAGTTCCGTCAGGCAAGGTAACCAATTCACGATAAGTACCACCCTTTTGGTCATTGACGAGTGCTAAGCCACCGGGGTGGAAGTTCGTACCTTTTTCGTTTTTTGTGTGATGTGTGACGACATTGACGACTTTGTCTTTTAGTGAACCTAACCAACTTGCAATGTTGGAAATTACGCCTGAGGCATTGTCGACCGCTGTGACTTTGACAGATTTATCTCGAACGCTATTAAGATTGTTTTTGGCATTTGATGTTGGTCCGCCTGTTAAGTCGGATGCTAAGATACCAGGTACTGATTTCTGGTTGACGTTATTGATTTTGCCTTGGGCAGAACCCGTAGCCCCACCTGTTAAATCGGATGCTAAGATTCCAGGAATAGATTTCTGATTAACGTTGTTAATTTTACTTTGGGCGCTTGATGTGCTGCCGCCTGTGTTATCAGTGGCTGTCAAATCAGTGTTCTTGCTGTCAGGAACACTATAAATCATGCTGATAGCTGCGCTGACGTCTCCAGCAGTTTTATTATGCGCTATCAAATCTTTCTGGTCTGGTGTAGCACTATTCCATTTGTTGAGCATCTCTTTAGCTCTCTCTGCGTTTGACGTGAAGTTTTTGTCTTCACAAAGAAGCTCTTTGACGTTTGTCGGCATGCCATTCCAAATGTCGAGCTGGTCTTTAGATTGATAAATGGCTAATAAACCTTTATCGTTTTGGAACAACAGTTCTTTCTGCTCAGGTGTCGTCTTGTCCCATTCGCCCAATTTTTGCAAAGCGTCTGCAACTTCGACACGAGCATTGGAATTTACGTTGGCATTCTTGAGAATGAACTCCATATTATTCCAACCGTTTTCGGCAGTCAAGGCTTTTGTGACTTCCTGAACAGCGTTTGTTTTTAGTTCACCCGTTAGCGGGTCGAGCGTTAAAGCATTCCATTGGTCGGTTGCATTTCGAGCATCAGTACTCATGTCAGATGTATATGTACCAATCATAGCTGTATGTTGTCCAATTTTGTTTGCAGAGTCGAGTGCGTGTTGAGAAAGCTCTTCGAAGCTCATATCGTAGTCTGCTAGAACACGTCGAATTTTCTCAGCGTACACACCAAATTGGCCACTTTGCGCATCTTGCTCTTTCGCTATTTTAACTAGCGCTTGGCCAAACTCAGACATCGTTGCTTTGTGCTGTTCTTTGAGCGCAGCCATTCGAGTGTTATATTCTTGCTGGTCGATGATACCTCGCTCAAGCGACTCTTTCAAACCACTGCGCTGGTCTTTGTACGCTTTCTGCTCTTCTTTCATTGCTGTTTGCAAAGCTTTTGAGCTGTCTTTGAGCTGCGCCATCGTCATCTTGCCGATTTCGCCATTGAACGTCTGAAGGACAGCTTTCTCTTTGCTCTTGCTAAGATTCAACTCTTTCACACGAGCTTCGCAGAGCTGTTTCATATTGTTTTCAACAATTGTCTTTTCAGTAGTTGTTAGCTTGCTGACATCGCCATTATGACGCTCGTAAATCGCTGTAATCTGGTCTGTCATCGCTTGCGCATTCGAAACAATTTGGTCTTGCTTAGCTTTCGCTGCCGCGACTTGCTCTGGAGTGAAGCCGAATTTTTGAGCAAGCTCGTCTATTCGAGCCTTAGAATCTTCTGCACCTTGCGTGATTTGTTTCATCATATCTGCCACTGCCGTCTTGACATTATCAGCAGACTGCACTGCGCCGGTTTCAAAGTTAGTCATAGCTATCTTAGTGTTCGTTACTGCAGTTCCGAACTGGTCAAGTGCACCTTTTGTTTCCCCAGAAAGCGTTGTTCCGTATTTTTGAGCCTGTTCAGTAGCGTGCTGTTTAGCATTAGCTAATACAACTAGGCCACCAGCAAGTGCTGCTGCACCTCCTACGACAAGTCCCAGTGGATTGGATAGCAATCCTACTGCACCACCGAAGTTAGATGCAGCACCTGTAGCACCAACTGCTGCACTTTCAACACCACCAAAGCCAGAAGCCATTGGTGCGAGCTTGCCGACAAGTTTTCCAATACCACTATTAACTGAACCGAAGACTTTAAACATGCTGCCGAGACCAGTTGTTAGTTTTCCTAAAATCGAAAGCGCTGGACCTGCAGCTGCTGAAATAGCTAGCCACTTCATGATGTGTTGCTGTTGAGCTGGGCTGAGTTCGTTGAATTTCTTGGCCATGTCAGACAACGTCTGAATTAGTGGTTTAGATGCCTCGAGACCATTTTTTAATGCATCGACGAACGGACCACCGAAGTCGATAGCCATATCGACCACCTGATTTTTCAACATTTTAAGTTTTGATTCAGTTGTTTCATAACGTGTGCTTGCTTCATTAGTTAACGCCGTGTTTTCATTCCACGCTCTGTTTGACAAGTCAACTGCACCTGTCATCGTGTCGGCTGCTAGTGCTAATGATTTAAGCATGTTAGACTGACGAACACCAGAAAGCCCCATGTCGTCAAGCACCATAGTGGCACTCTCGCCTTTTTCGTCAAGTTTCCCAAGGCCTCGAATGAAATCTTGAATAGCTTCGACTGGTTTATTTTTCCATTTGCTAGCGAATTCTTCTGACGATTCACCAGCGACTGTGGCAAATTTTTGTAGGTCTTCCCCACCCGCAGCTACTGCAGATTCAATAGCTGATAGTGTTTGGGTCATTGCAGTTCCCCCAGCTTCTGCTTCAATACCGACAGAAGACATCGCTGTCGCAAGACCTAGAATTTCTTGGTTAGTCAAACCTGCCAATGTCCCAGAAGCCGCCAAACGGTTAGCCATGCTGACAATGTCTGATTCAGTGGTAGCGAAATTGTTACCCAAAGCTACTACCGAACTACCAAAGCGTTGATATTCATCTGATGTTAAACCAGTGATATTTGCGATTTTGGCAATTGCTGACGCTGCATCTTCGGCTGACAAGTTAGTTGACTCGCCCATGTCGATCATGGTTTTCGTGAAACTAACAACGTCTTGTGACTTGATACCTAACTGCCCTGCCGCTTCAGCAACTCCTGCAATTTCTTCGTGACTAGCTGGCAATTGCGCTGTTAAACCACGCAAGCCGCTTTCCAAATCCGCATAAGAGTAAACCACATTACCGTTACTATCAACCACTTCATCGTTGGTCTTTTTAACGCCAGCAAACGCACTTTCCCAAGACATCGCAGATTTAACAACGGCTCCAACCCCTGCGACAATTGGCGCTGTAACACCAACTGTCATCGTATTCCCTAAGCCAGTCATTTTACCACCGACCGATTGCAAGGTATTGCCGAAGTTTGTCATTGCCGAGCCCATTCGAGTAAACACACTCATTTCAGTAGCTAAGCCCTGTAAACGTCCTTGAAGTTCACTGACTTTTGCCGCAGTGTCCATCATGGCCGTATGTGCGCCAATCAGAGCATCTTTTTGAGCTGCTGTCGCTGTCGAGAAATCACCTATTTCAGCCTTCAAAGCATTATATTTTTGGGATTGCTGTACTAATAGCGATTGGTAGCCTTTTAAAGCTTGTCCAGTTTCGCTATAAACTGCACGCAAACCTTTAATTTTGCTGCCTTGACCAGCTATGCTTTTTTCAACAGCTTTCAGAGAGCTGTCAATACCTCTCATATAGGTTTTTAATTGTTTTGTGTTGGTTTGAAACGGCGCTATGTCAAGCGTCGCAGTGGCTACCAATTTACCTATGTTTGCCATTATTTCTCCTTTCTAACCGAATAAGAAAGGGAATGCCTTATCGAGCGTGGTTTCCTGTTCTTCCGCTTTCCTTTTGGGCGATTCTTGTTCCAACGCATCTACCATCAATTCAAAATCTGATAGCTGCATTTTTTTAATATCTAAAATCGTGTACCCACGCTCAATTAAAAGTTGAATCATACTAAGCAAGTTAGCTCTTGCTTCTTCAGGAGTTATCCCTACTTTTTTTCTTCGTCCTCATCGGTTTCTTCGTTTGATTTACCTCGGCCTAACGCGTCAACGTACAATTCATCAAGGACATTCAATGTCTCAACATCTGCTGTTTTCAAATCAGCAACAGTGAATTGTTTTCCGTACATATCAACGAACATTTGAAGATAAGCTTCGTTAAGTTTACGTGTTTGTTTCGAATCAAAAGCTGCTTTATCGTTTGAAATAAAAGCGTTTTGACGTGCGTTGTGATCAACAGCTAAAAGATTATCTTCGACATTGATGTATTCTTTCGAATACTCTTTCTCAATTCCACCTTTTTTTAATTTAATTTCGTACATAGTTACCTCACATAAAAATAAAAGGCCGCATTCAAAATGCAACCTTTAAGAATTAAGCTCCGACAGTTGGGAATACCATTTTTTTGAATGCTGCTAGGTCAAAGCCTTCTGTATCTTCACGACCAATCAAGAGAACTGTACCTTCTTCGCCGCCACGCGCCACGAAGCTGCCTTCAATTGAGTCGGCTTTAGGGTCTGGTGCACCATCAATAGTAGACGCTTCAAAACCAGGCAAATTGAATTTACCTTTCAAGAGGCCAACCCATACATATTTGCCGTCGTCCATTTTAGTGCGGAACAAAATTGCAATGTCGTTTGGTGTAAGGCCTTTATTGTATTTTTCAACACCGTTTTCAACCGTAATGCCAAAGAAGTCTTTGCGTGCGTCAGATGTCAAGTCATATGTTTCAATTGTTAATTTAGCTTCTGTAATACCACCAGAAACAACGACGTATGGTCCGTCATCGGCCGAAAGTGTTTTCAGTTCGTTTGTTAGCTCAAGTTTTGCGCTTGTAAGTCCAGGTAGACGTTTGCTTTGTGTTACTTTATCAGCGCTGTTCAAAACGCCGTATTCGCAACCACTAAGTCCAAATTTTACTTTACCCATAAATTAATTCCTTCTTTCTTTTAATTACCCCAATCAAAAAAACGATATTTTCTTACGTTCATCAGTAAGCCAATATCGTTGTCTTTATATCGAGGTGTTTCGTTAGCCGTATACCATTCAAATCCGGCTTCAGTTAAAACTTCATCAATGCGCGCTGTAATCGCAGCAGACTGCGCAGCCGTTTGACACCAAAAATTGATGACAATTCGCTGTTCTGTGCCAATATAGCCATCGTCAGCATATGCATTTGGCGCATCGTAAATCGTGTTAATTCGCAGAAATGGAGCGAGCTCTTTCTTTTTCATGTTCGTTGGTTTCTCTGGAATGTCGTAAGTAAAAATCCCTTGTTTAAAACCACCTCCGAATTTTCCTCCACGATAGCTGTCAAACAGCTCATTCAATTGAACGTCGTTACTTAATAGCTTGTACGCCGTCGTTTCGGCAATCATAAATCTAAGCCCTCCTTAACTTTTTCTGCAAAAATTTCCTTAGCAACGGGCGTCATTTGATTGATTGTTTTCTCTTCAAACTCTTGTCCTCGTTGGTAAATCGTCCCAGAATCTGGGTACTTCGCACGCCACCCAGTTGCATTACCATAACCGATTTCTTTCGAGACAATTCCTTCGCTAGCGCCTTTAAAGCCACTAATCGCTGTGTCCTCTTGCAAATGTTCGATAGATCTGTTTTCTCTAGGTGTGTTTGATTTCAATTGTTTTTCAAATTCTTCAGCAACTTCAGTTACCGCTGCTCTTGCTGTTTTAGGTGCTTTAACTTGCAATTTCGTAAGATTAGATAAAATTTCATCGAGTCCAGATGTCATTCGACACGCACCCCGCTTATCATAATCATTTCCTTGTTAGCGTAATCAACTTCCATTTTTTCAATCTTATATTCAAGCCCGTTAAAATCAACAAACATTGAATTATCGAAAGGTGGTTTAGGCATATAGCGAATTAAAAAGACTTTCGTGTCGCTCGTTTTAGTCAACGTTGCATTATCAGCTTGTTTGCCTGTCGTATTCTCACGAAAATCTTTAACAGTCGTCTTAGACACTTCTGCCCAGCAACTCATGATGTCTGTTCTGACATTGTCTAAAACTTCGCCATCTTCGTTTTGCCCACCTTCTCTTTTAAAAATAGTGATACGCACATTCATCTTACGTGTCAGCATTATCATCACCTCTCAAACGCAACTGATGAATGATGTTTATCACACCATTCGCCAGTGGGTAACGGTCGCTATCGGCAGTTACGCCTCTATGCTCATAATCTTCTTTGACTTGCTTCTTAACAGCAAGATTGAATTTTTTGTAGCCCGCAAAATCTTCTGGTGTTGAACCAGCTTCAATCGCAAAGCAAATCTGTTCTTGCGCAGCTTCAATCATTTCTTCCAAAATGCTATCTTCAAAGTCAAAGTCGATCTTGCAATAGAGCTTAACTGCTTCCAGTAGTTCTTGTGAGACTGCCATTCAGCTACCTCCTTAAGAATTTACTAAGTTCAATAATTCAGCTTTAGTCATACTACTTGTATAGCTAATGCCTTTACTATCTAAGTAAGCTTTAATCTCTGTTACTGTGTTCGCCTCAGTCGGAACGCTTACGATTTCCACATCAGGCTTCGCTGGGTGTAAATGTTACAAAGTAGCCAGCTTTCGCATCAACTTTCTTAACACCAAAGCGAAGAACAGCTTGCAAGTATTGACCGTAAATTTCGTTATCTGCCCAACGAAGCCCAAGGTCTTTACGGTCTGCGAACAAGACACCACGTTTGAAATCACCAACAAACGCTTTAGCTTCTCCAGATGCACCAAGAATTTCATCAGAGAGAACGAATACTGGTTTGCCCAGCAAGACTTTGCCAGTTACTGCAGTGATTGAATCTTGAAGTAGGTAGCGACCGTTTTTGTCTTTAAGGGTATCAAGAATTTGGTAGAAGCTTTGTGAAACCACGAATGCCACGTCATAAGCAGGGTCGAGGTCGACATTAAGAATTTTCTTAATGTCATCAACGTTTGCTACTGTTTTAGCTGTAAATGATTTAAGTACGTCAGCAATAGCTGCATTAGTTGTGTTGACTTTAATTTGACCGACTGTTTCAGCAACAATGCTAATCAAATCAACATCTGCATCGTCAACAGATTCTTGTGAAACTGGAATAGCTCCACGATAAGTTTCAACAGTCCAATCTACTTGTTCAAATTCTGGTTTAGCAAGAGCTGGGTTTTTCTCCAATTCAGCAACGCTAACCATTTTTGATGTCGCTTTTTTCAAAATTGGATATTTACCAGAAGCTTTTTTAGCTGGATAAATTGTTGTGAATGGTTTCAAGTCAACAGTCGTCTTGATTTCACGGATTGGAGTTGTTACAAGTTCTTCGCTAGTAACTTTAGTAGTGTCTGTTTTTTTAACACCGTCAGTTGTTGGTGTAATTTCGTTCATTGCGATAAGCACTTCATCTTTGCCGTCAAAACGAAGCCCTTCGTTAACAACAGTACCTTTTGAATGCAAGAATGCGTTAACTTTATCACGATAAGTCATGTCATCTGTTTCAATTTCACGACCTGTTTTGTTTTCAGCGCCACCAGAAACTTTAGTAGCTTCGAATAATTCAAGGTCGGCTTTAGCTGTTTTTAATTCTTCTTTAGCTGTGTCAATTTCGTTTTTGATTGTACGAGCTTTTTCAAGGTTATCAGCTTCAAGAGCGTTTTTAACCTGCGCTGTTTTATCAGCGATAGTAATTGAAAGCGAGTTGATAGATGCTTTTAATTCTTTGATTTTTTCATCAAACATATAGTTTTTTCTCCTTTTTTGTGCAAAATAAAAAGGACTTTAAAGTCCTTGTAAAATTTCTTCTTTTTCGATTTCACGTTTCATAGCTTCAATTTCCTGTTTTCGCTTGTTGCCATGATTTGCAAAATAGTCGTCAATAACTGCTTGCGGCAATAATCCGTTGCCAATGCTTGCAACTGCCTGCTGTTCGTCAAATGTCATCACTTCGTCAGCGAAACCTTTCTCAACAGCTTCATCAGCACTCATATACGTTTCGTTTTTCATGAGCTCAAGCAATTCATCTTCACTTAAGCCAGTTTTAGCTTTATAAGCGTTGATAATTCCTCGGTCGCTAGCTTTCAAAGCGTTAGCGGCTGATTCGAAGTCATCGCTGTTACCAGACACCAAATTCAACAATGCTTTGTGAATCATGATTTGAGCTGTCGGGCTGATGACAACCTTGTCAGCTCCCATAATTGCGACGCTACAAGCGCTTGCTGCCATTCCTGTTACTTCAACTGTGACGTGCCCAGAATAATTTTTCAGCGCTGTATAGATGTCGCTGCCTACTGTCACCAAACCACCGTTTGAATTGACTTCAATTACAACGTCTGAACCGTCTTCTGGAAGTGCTTCAGCGATTGATTTAGCACTTGTTGCTTCAATTCCAAAATAATCATAAGCTTCTTGACTATTATTCGGAATTAGCGGACCCCTCATCTGAATTCGTTTCGGCATTCTCCTCACCTCCTTTCAATGATTGATATTCTTCTTTCTTGTCCAAGAACACGTAATTAAGGCTTGTTTGATATCTATCCATGTCTGGATTATCAGACGGCTGTTTGCCAAGCTCGATAAGTCCTTGGTTAGGTGTCAACAATGTATTATTGACAAGCTTAACAATCTCATCAACATTTCGACCTGTAACGCTACGTGTATCAAATTCAAGTCGGCATTCCCGCCTATCTTTTGGACTAAAAATTTTAAGCCCTAATTCGCTCGTTATCGCGTCAAAATAGAACGGTAAGTCATTTGTAACATAGTCTTCAGTAAGCTGCGCTACGGACTGATTAGGGCTATTTACACCTAATTTATAGCTAGGTATTCGCAAAGCTTTAGCTATTTGAGCTGTTGAAAAATTGTTACTTGTAATCAACTGCAAGACATTAGTGTCAATTTCGAGTGGCTCGTAGGACATTGTATTATCAAATACTAGTGGACTACCACCCTTTGCGCCCTCTCGCATTTTCTCGAATTCTTCACGAGCCTTCTTGCGAGCTTCGCCGCTTATCATAGCGCCTTCCAATTTCAAAATACCACTTGAAAAACCGTCTTTAAAGAATTTTAAAAGCGTACTTGTTCCACTGTTTTGCAAACTGATTTCATCACCTAAAGACAGCAGCGGGGAACGCCCTAGAATTGTGTCATGACTGAAGAATTTCCAATGAATGACGTCATCAGCTCCGCAAGTGACCTCTTTGCCCGTCAAGCTATCGATGAAAGTATAGATAAGTTCATGACTATCTAATTCTTCCACACGAGTTTCAGATGGTTTATAAAACTGAAATTGCAACGCCTTGCCATTTCGTGGGTCTCTCAAAATACGACTATAGGAGTTACCTGTTAAAATCGTATTGACTGCCATTGCAAATTTCCACGTTCGAGCCGAAGCGTTGCCAGTCGATTTCACATTTAGCAAATAATTGACATCCTCGTCTTGAATGATGTCGCCATTGATGTTTTTCTTGATTAACGGAAATCTGGCAATATCACCAGCTATGATTGATGTTGCTGTCAGTACGTCGCTATTTTTTAATGCAGAAACTCCGACATACTGCGCGCTATCATTACCAGACAATACCGAGGAAACGTAATCGTCATAGGAAAGCTTTGAATCTCCTAACGACTGAAAAAAGCTCATTTTCTCACCTCCTTTCTAGCGCATGGTTTTATCAATGTATAAACCTAAAAATGTACACATCAAACCCAAACACATAAAGCCAGCTGTTAAATCCAATCTAAAAAATGAATAATCAATCAAGCCAAAGCCCGTTAGTAGTAGTAATGTATGAATGTTATTTTTAAGAAATTTCAAAACAGACCTCCACTTTCAAAGATTTTTTCGTCAGTCCAATAACCTGCGCCGTCAAATGCTTCGAGATAACAAGCCGCATATGCGTCTAAAAGTGCATCTAGCGGGTCAATCTTGTTGCTGTTCTTATTCTTATCAATACGCATACCGTTGTTATCAACTCGTGTATAAGC